TTTAAAGCCGTTAACTATTGTCGTACCGCTGCTACCTAATTCGTGCGCGGCTTGCTGCAAACCTTTAACAAAACCCTTTTCACCAATAACCGTAGCGACCCGTTCAAATGCAGGTACTACGTTGTCATTAAGAAACGTTACAACGTCTAAAAATATAGGTAAAAATGCTTGGCCTAATTTTTGTTGAATATCGTCAAACGTTGCGCCTAAGATTTTTTGTTGCGCCGCTAAGCCGTCGCTGGTTCTGGCAAAGTCGCCTTGCGCGTCTGCGGTCTGTAAAAAGATTACGCGTTGCGCTGCTAACACTTTTTGTTGCGCTGTTAGTGCTTTGTTGCCGCTATAAATACCTAATTCTGTTGCGGCTGCTTTTAAAGTTGCGTCATCTAGTAGCACGCCGTACTTGCGTAACGGTTCGGCTTCGCCTCGAAGCGCTGAACCTAAAGCCGTAATAGCGTCATCTACAGAAGTGTTATTAAACGAAGCTAAATCGGCTGCAAGGGTTACAAGTTCTGTAGCAAAGTTTGATAAGTCTTTACCAGCCAGGCCAGCGGACTTACCGAATATTGCAAACGTGCCAGCGGCTGCAAGCGCTGCCGTTTCGCTTATGCCTAAAGCCGTGTTAGCTGTACGGGCAAACCCTTCAACTTCTTTAGATATTGCACCAAAAACTACAGTATTTTTACTTATTGCTTCGTTAAAATCTGACGCGCTTTGAATAGCTTTATATGCAAAAACGCCTACAGCTGTTGCCGCGCCTGCGATAGCTGCGCCTGCAATTAGCGTAGATTTTGCTAGCCCGCTAAAACCTTTATTAGCGTCAACGCCAAAAGCGCCTAAAGCTTTTTGTGCTGCGTTTAAACCTTTGTCGTCAAACGTGCTTACTATCGGTATGTTAATTGCCATAACGCACCTTTAATTTTTTGTTTAAAACGTCTGCTACGTCGTCTACTATTTGTTTAACGGCGTATTGCACGCTATAGCGGTTTTGTTCTACTGCAGGGTCAATAGCGCGTGGCTGGTTGCCTACTTCTACGTTTAAATTGGTTACAAACTGGCCTTTAGTTTTAATGCCGGCGTGGTCATAAATAGCGCCGGCGGCGTCTGTTTGCTGGGCCACCATAAGCTGGTAAGGCCTAGAAGCAAACGTAACGCTATGGCTTTCACGCGGGTTAGTTTCGGCGTCAAACTTATCTTTAAATTGCACTGTGCCGCCTCGACTAGCGCGCTTACCTACTTTAATTTTTATGCCAGCTTTAGCAGTTTTGTTAGACCAATACACTTCGCGGCCTTTAACCAGTTTGCCGCGCGCCATACCAGATAACGGCGGTACGTCGCCTATAAGTTTTCTAGCCGTGTTAATAATGGGCGTACCAGCGCCTTTAATGTCTTTAGTTACTTGCCGCCTATAAACTTTGTCAAACTTGTTTAACTCGGCAAGCGTTTTTTGTACGCCTTCAATTTGCATAGTTACTTTGCTAGACATACGTTTTATTTCTTTTGTTTAATATTTCTATTACTGCGTAGACGTCGCCTAGTTCGTAGGGTACGTCATTAGGCCAGAAACCAGTGGCTACAAGGATTTCGGCCATTACATACCTTAGGCTTCCGGGTCTACTTTTGGGTCTTGCTGCTCGACTACTTCAATGTTTTTTAAACTGCCGATAAATAAATCTAAGTTTGCTGGTACTGTGATTTTGTTTAACCGGCTGGCTTCGTAACACATAAACGCTAAATCTTCTACGCCTATGCCTGCCGCCATATCTGACGCCTTGCGCTTATATTTTCTTTCCCAAGCGACCAGCGTCATTAGGTTTGTTTGGACTTCGTATTCTGTGCCGTCGTTAAATACGGCTTTAAGTGTTAATTGCATTACTTGCCTTTCTCGGTACGGCGTTTATTAAACGCGGTTTGTTTTGTTTTAGTTCTCAGCGGCAAAAGCCGCGCCATTACGAAACGGCTTTAGTTAATGCGCCACCTGTAAACGTAAGCGTAATTGTGCTTAGTTCACCTAGCGAAGCGTTAATAGGCGTATGGCTTTCAAGATAAGCACCTGTAAGCGTGTATTTAGGTGCTGTTGCGCTTGGCGTTGCAAGTCCTGCAGCTGTAGGCGAAATTGTAATAGTTGTTTGAATACCTACAAGGCCATAAATAGTTGCTTCTGTTTCTGACGCTGCATAGCTTTGATAAAGCGTTACTTCAAAAGTATTGTTTTGCAACGAAGTTACAGCCGAACCGCCAAACTTGCGGGCGATATCGCCAAACGCTGTAGTTTCTAATTGTTCTTGCGTAAACGTCAAAACTGCGCTAGTCGCCTGGTCGGTAAGGTCAACGCTGTTAATCGTGAGTGCCGGATTGCTGAGATAAACGGTAGTTGCCATAGTGGGTTAGTCCTTGTCTGTTTCTGTATCTTTAGTTTTAGCAGATTTCTTGGCCGTATATGTGGATATATGCCCGCTATCTATAAGCACGTCAATATTTATACCAGCCGCTTCTAAATCGTTGCCGTCTAAAATGTCGCCGCGTTTACAATTAGCGAACCTATCACTAGTAACTATGTATTGTGCCATATGTTGCCTTTACTGGGTTTGTGCTTGCATTGTTATAGTTAAATCATAGGCGGGATACGCTACGCCGCCTACTAATGCTTCTGTAGGTCTGCCGTCTGTTACGCCTACGTTTGCGCCTAAGACTTTGCTGGCAAGGTTTAATAGGCTGCGCTGGGCGTCTAGGTTGCCTGGTCCTAACGTTATTACGCGTACTGGAAACGCCATTTTTACTATGTTTGCGTTAAACGCTTCGAAGCTGGGCGCGTCTATAAAAGCGCAGGGCGGGACTAAGTTACGCGGGTCGTTTACTACTTGTAGGCCTGTTACGCCTTCTAGCGTTGTAGTTAGGTTTGTTAAAGCTGTATTGAATAGGTCAGTAAAGTTTTGTGGCATTACGCAACCGCTGGCCTATCTACGCCTAACAGCTGTTTAATCATTGGTGATAAACCCATAGTGCCGCCTGTACCTAAACCGTCAAAAGTAGCAAAATCTGTTACGCCGCCGCGTTGACGATACAACGCGCCGCCATACATAATTGTTCCCAAACTTACCGAACCATTAGGCACGGTAGTAAGGCTTTCGTTTCTGTATCCGGCTTCTAATCTTCGACGATACGCAAAACTATTAGCAGCCAAAGCGCAACTAGTTAAAAATGCTGTGTCCGCTGCAGTAGCTGTACCGATACCTAGCCAGTCTTCAATTTGGCCAGCGGTTATCCAAGTGCAAACGGGCGTTGTCGTAAGCGTGCCAGACGCTGCAACTATGTTTACGTTGTCAGCTGTTTTAGCGTAAAGAACCTGGTTAGCTATCGGTAGTTCTATATCGTAAAGAAAAAAACCTTCTTCGTTTACGCCCGTAAAATAGTATTGCGGTAAAGCGACAACCGTATAAGTGCCGTTAAAAGTTGCGTCAACGCCTGCAATAATTACGCTTTGCCCTACTTCTAACGGGTCAGCGTTAGTAAGTAAAGCTACTACCGCGTAATTATCGGTTAAGTATTTTTGCTGGACCGAGTAGACGGCCATAGCTGGCCTACCTTTCGGCTATTAGACGAACTTAACGAACTTAGTAGCGTCAGCCATAAACGCAGCTGCATATCCTCTAAACGCGATAGTGCGGCCCATAGTTGCAGGTACGTCTACCGAAATTGCGCCTTTTTGCTGTTCGTAAAACTCGAAGCCTGCAGCTGGTCCGGCTGCGTGGCCCATAAACGAACCTGGAGCGTGTCGGTCAACTACAAGCACAAGGCCTAGCGGGTTGCCGTTCCAACTTGTAGCAGAAGAATTGCCTGCAGCGTTTTGACCCATTAGGTTTGGTGCGCCTACAAATGGAAACACTGGGCGGTTCTGGTCATCTACTGAACTTGCCAAAGCTTTCCAGCTTCCAGGCGTAACGAACATATGCGTAGGCAAATAGTTACTGTCTGTAGAAATTTGTCGTGCGCCTTCGTAAATTGCTGCTACCCAATCTGCACCTTTTGCAGTGTCTGCAACTGATGAAGTTTGGGTAATTGCAGCGTGGCAAGTATCTATTGCGTAGTTGTCAGTTGCCTGACCGTAAGCGATAGCTAACTGGTTCAAAATGATGTCAAGCGAAGCGGGGTCGCTCCAATCCAAATCTTGTTCGGACACTGTTACATATGTTCCAAAACTAAGTTTAGAAATATCTGTATTCGAAACCGTAACGCTTGAAGCGTTTAAAGTGTCAAACTGTGCAGACTGTTGAGCAACTGTTGGCCGTACCGTAATTTTTGGGCGGCGAAAAGTTGCACCAGCTGTAGGCATAGCGCGCGTACCGATAGCAGTAACAAACGGGCGCACTGGGTTAAGCCCGTCATACACGCTGCCAGTAATTATTTCTGGCAAAATACCAGGCGTATTTTCTGTATTTATATACGGCGCAGTTCCAGGCGCTGCTTCAATAACTGCTTGCTTAATGTTTGCGTTCATCTGTGCAAAATCTGCACCGCCGCGAACGTAACTAGCAATATATTCAGAAGTCGAAGGTAAACGAAGTTTTTTCGGTTGCGCGTAAACCGTGTGAACGGCTGCAGCTTCTACGGCTTGTGGGGTTTCTGTTTGGTTTGACATTTCTTTTACCTCTTGTTCTGGGTCTTGTTTACTATTTAAC